CGCAGATCGGATCAGGGCTACGGCTTCGGCCAATTCTTTACGCCGTGAAATTGGCAGGGCGTCCCAGTCTTCACCGCAAGACTGCGCAGCATACCCCGCCCGGGCAGCGAGAAGACATTGCGCGCGGACTCGCTTCTCAAGATTCAAGGGTCGCTTTTTTGGCCGTCAATCGTCGTCCACCGACGAAGTCAGGTTCACTTCTTGGTTCGCGATCTGCAGCGCCATACGCGCGAAGTTGAGCGAATGAAGGAAGTCGTCCGGCTGATTGGGCGCGTGGCGCCACACCTTTCGTGTTGCGCCCGACTGCCCGATGACTTCTTCGTACTCTGCGAGGATGTCCTTGAACGGCAGGTCCATGACGTTGCTCGGTTCGCTCGGAAACTGGAACTCCTTGCGAATGAAGCTGGTCATCAGGGAGTCGATGGAGATCGTTCGATTGACGGTGACGAACTGCCCCTTCCGGTTCCAACTCAGGTAGGCGGCGGCGTTGCCTGAGTAGCGGAACTTGAGCACGCGTTGGGGGTTCTGGATCTTGTTGCGGAGCATGTCCATCGACATGTTCCCCTCTCCGGCGTCGCCCCCGATGAACATCTTGAAATGCGTCGTGCGGTCGTAGAGCGCCAGTGTCTCGAAGATCTCCTCGAACTCCTGCAGCGGGGAGGTACCGGGGAAGATCTTGAAGTAGAGCAGCCGCGTGCGCCCAAGCCCCAGCTTCCCGATGATGGTCATCACGGTGCGCGACTTGATCTGAACGCCTCCGTCGCCGGACGTGGTAGCCGTTCCTCCGCCGGACCAGTCCAGGCCCGCCGCGAGCTTGGTGACGCCGGTCAGGTTGTCACGCGTCGGTGACCGGCTGATCAGCGGCCCGTCGCAGGCGACCTGGAGCATCTCCTTGCTCACGAGACGCCTCCCCTGGGAATCGCTGATGCCAAGCACCTCGTTGCGGAACACGGAGATCGGGTACGCAGACGACCCTTCCAGGTTCTGAAGGACGTCCTTCTTCCACTTCGACAGGGCCGCGTCTCGCTGCGGCCCCTCGGGCCACGCCGCAGGCACGTACTGCGGCATGATCAAACGGGAGATGTGGTAGCCCTTGGTCTGGTAGACATGCCCGTCCTCGTCGGGCGGCAGGCGGTGCATGTCCACCCAGATGCCCTTGCGTGGGTTCAGATACGCCTCGCAGCTCTTGCAGACCGGGCCGCGCTTGCCGACCTGCGTCTCGCTGATGAGGATCGAGTGCTTCCCGCAGCCCTCGCACTTGACCGCCCACTCAGTCTGCGACGAGGCATCCCAGAGGTGCTCGATGCCGTTCTCCATCGACTTCGGCGTACCGCAGTAGGTCTCGTAAGACCCTCTCTTGGACGCCGCGAGGCACTCCTTGATGACGGGCAGGATCACGTCGAGAGACATGTCCTGGACCTCGTCGAGCATCAGCCGATCACAGGAGCGGCCACGGCACCTGTCCGCGTCGTCCGAGGCGTAGCTGAACTCGATCTGTGACCCGTGGGAGAAGTACCGGGCGAGCACGCGGTTGGTCGTGTCGGTATCGACGAAGATGTCACGCACCAACGGGGAGAACAGGATGAACTTGCCGACACGCGAGACCGAGAAGGTCTGCGTCTGCTCCTTGGTCGGAGCGATGAAGAATGTCTTGAAGTGAGGGATCGCCAGGCACTCGCCGATGGCGAATGTCGACAACGTCATGCTCTTTCCGACCTGACGACAGGTCTTCAACAGCATCTTCTGCGGGGAAGCGTCGTAGACCGCCCGGAACATCGGGTAGTCGTTGAGGCTGAACGGCTTGCCTTCCCAGACGAGGAGCTTCTCCGCGAACTGGGACCGCGTGCCGGCGAGTACCTTCTTGTCGTTAGATGGAATGTCGGAGGGAAGCATTCTGCCGCGAGCGACGGTCGCTCCGCTCGATCACGTACAGGCGACACTCGATGAGCCGGTGCACTTGTACGTCGAGCGAGGACTTCGGCGCTTCGCGTAGCGTACGCCGTAAATCCTCTGAGGGCATCTTCTCGACGCTCTTCCAGGCCTTGGCCACTCTCGCGGGCAGGTCCTTTTCGCTCTGCAGGAAATGGTCGAGCGCGGGTTGAGCAAAGGCCAACTCCTTCGGCGCCACAGCCACCCCCTCTTCGTGGAGTACGGCAGCGATAGCCGGGTCGATGGTGTCGGGGTCGAACCCATCATCCTCGCTGAAGGTGTGATCGGTCAGCGCCTCCAACTCACGGACCACCCAGCACAGCTGCTCGGGGGTGGGGTGGTGGATCGCCTCGGCGGAGGCCGAGAGCCCGTCACATGCCAGTGCCAGTGCGAAGAGGACGTCGTGGTCGTAGGTCCAGACGGGCCCCGTCACAACGGTCTGCGCGCCGAGCAGCTTGGCCATGAGCTCGTCGGTTGGCGGGATCTTCGCGCGCTCCAGCTCGATGCGGATGGTGTCGGGCTCCCAAGCGGGTAGCGTCAGGCCGAGAACCTTCAGCGCCGCCGTCCAGGCCACCGACATCTCCACGAGCGGGTCGCGGAGCGCCTCGGACGCGGAAGACATCAGCCCGCGACCATGGGCACGCCGGCCGCCTTGAGGTGCCGCGCGAGGTCCTGCTTCATGTCAGCCGGGAGAGTCATCAGCACCTCAGCGACCTTCTGCGCGTCCACGTGACCGCCGGGCGCGATCTCCGAGACGACATCGGCTCCAAGGGCATCCGAGAAGAACGAAGCCGGAAGGGAGGCCAGCTTCGCCGGGTCGACGAGCTGCCCGCCCAGATCGAGCGAAGCCGCCGCGAGCTTCACGGACGAGTTGAACACCGTCGCCACGGGGTCCGGGATCTTTCGGTCGTAGTGACGGCCCAGGCCCGCCATCTCGTCCAGATCTCCGATGGCTTCAGCGAGCTTCACGCGCGTCGCCTGATCGCGAAGGCCCGCACGGTCCTGGAGCACCGCCGAGGCGATCTTGAGGAAAGCCTGCTTGTGTTCCGCTTCCTTCGCCAGCGTCGCGCGCGACTCCATCAGCGCCGCGAGCTTCTCGCGATCCGTCGCAGCCGCACCTGACCAACGGAGCGACTCAGCACGAAGCCGCACGCCGTGGCGTTCAGCCGCCGAGGCGAGCTTCAAGAAGGCGTTGGCGCGGGTCTCCGGACGGAGCTTGCGGTGCTGCTCGATCAGACGCTCCTCGGCGACCTTGATCTCCTCTGCGTCGCGCACGGGGTAGAGCAGCTGATCCGGGAAGATGCACTCGTCGGGGTCAAACGAGGCGACCTTCTCCTCCACGGGCGACAGGGTGTCGATCTCGATGCCGTAGGCGTCCAGCGCCGTCTCGATCTCGGCCACGACCTCCTTGGGGACGAGCGGAACGCGACGACCCTCGGCCGCCACCTTCGTCTGAGCCGCGCCGTGCTTGGCGTAGAGGTACGAAACCACCGCGTGCTCAGGCGTGTGCACCGGGAAGCTAGCCCGCTCCGGCCACGCGAACGCCGTGGCGGGGATCTGGCTGCGGTGGTCCTCGAAAGACGCGCTCTTGACGAGCTCGTACGCACCAGGGTGCCGGTGGAAGAGCATCTGGAGCGTAGCGTGGCCGGGGTCGCTGTAGAGGTCGTTCATCATCACACCGTGGTTGGGTCAAAGGTAGGGCAGACCGCGTAGACGGCCGCGAGTGCCGTTCGCTCCGCAGCGAGCGCGGCGTTGACCGTATTCTGCGCCGTAAGCGCCGCGTTCGCCAGCCTTTGGCACTCGGCCTGTTGTGCGGTGACCTGGCGCGCGTAGGTGTCGCGCGCGGTGATCTTCGAGGTCAGAAGGGCGTCGTAGGACCGTGCGTCCGACGCGTAGGTGCTCGCGCGAAGCGCAAAGTCCTTCGCGTTCGTCGACGGCGTACCCGGGGGGCTGCCGCCGCCGGTGACCGTCTCAGTGATCCCTTGCACGACCGTCTTGGCCGTCTGCAGGAACGACACGTCGGCCACCAAGAACTCGTAGATGGTCCGGAGCGCCGCGCCCGCCTCTCGGCACGAGTTGGAGGCCGTCACGGCGGTGTCTCTCGCGGCCTCGGCTGTCTCGCGGTTAGTACGCGCGGCGACATACGCCGCCGTGCGCGTGTCCACCAACGAGGCATCCGCTTGAGGCAGCGAGTACTGCTGCGAGGGGTTGGTGACGAACGCCGTAAAGGCGCCGCGCCACTCGGTCACCAGGGACGACAGCCGTGCGATGATCTGCCGATACGCCGCGTCAGCGGTTGTGATGTTGTCGTAGATCAGCGTGCTGACCGGCGACAAGTAGACTGTTCGCCCCGTGCGCACAGCGTCCGAACGCTCCCGAGCGAGCGCCGTGATGTCGTTGATGTTCGCGATACGCGCGAACGAATCTGG